AAGTTAATTGACCTGATGTTCTAGCTAGAATGGGGCTTGTTGGTGACAAGTCCCTCTCTAAAAAGAATAACACAAGAACCCATTCGAGTAAAGATGTTAATTGAAGTATTA